ATATTTTTTGAAGATGTTTTAATGGCGTTAGTATTTTATGGTATGCCAATACTTGCAGAAAACAATAAACCAAGATTACTATATTATTTAAGACGTAGAGGTTACAGGGGTTTTAGCATGAATAGACCTGATAAGGTTTGGAATAAATTATCTACAGCAGAAAAAGAAGTTGGCGGTATACCAAACTCAAGCGAAGACATAAAACAAGCTCATGCAGCTGCAATTGAAATGTATATACAAGACCATGTTGGTTTAAAACAAGATGGTAATTATGGCAACTTGTATTTTAACAGTTTATTAAACGACTGGGCTAGATTTGATATAAACAAAAGAACAAAATTTGATGCTGCAATAAGTTCTGGTTTAGCTATTATGGCTTGTAATAGACATTTATATAGGCCAAATGCAAATATAGAAAAACCAAAATTAAATATAAATATTGCTAAATATAAAAACACAGGTAGTATTTCTAAATTAATAAAATAAATATGTATAAAAAAGTTATAAAAAATTATTTTCCTAGTCAAGTGGTTAGTGACGCAGAAAAATCTAGCAAAGACTACGGCCTTGAGGTTGCGAAAGCAATTGAAAGTGAGTGGTTTCACAATGACAAAGGTCACAATAAATACATAAAAAACAGGAATAGTTTTCATTCGTTAAGGCTTTATGCTAGAGGAGAACAATCAATACAAAAATATAAAGATGAGTTATCTATAAACGGTGATTTATCTTATTTAAATTTAGACTGGAAACCTGTGCCTATTATACCTAAGTTTGTTGATATAGTAGTAAATGGTATTGCAGAAAGAACTTTTGATATTAAAGCTTATTCACAAGACCCGTATGGAGTAGGTAAAAGAACTGAGTACATGGAGTCCATGCTTGCTGATATAAGAACAAAAGATCTTGCTAATTTTGCTGAACAAAACTTAGGTATTAATATTAGAAAGAACGACGTACAAGATTTACCAGAAACAGAAGAAGAGTTACAGCTTCACATGCAGTTAACATATAAGCAAGCTATAGAATTAGCTGAAGAGCAAGCGCTAAATGTTTTAATGAATGGTAATAATTACGAATTAACTAAAAAACGTTTTTATTATGATTTAACAACTATAGGTATTGGGGCAGTAAGAACAAACTTTAACACTTCTCAAGGTGTTACTATAGATTATGTTGATCCAGTTGATTTAGTTTATTCTTACACTGACTCACCATATTTTGATGATATATATTATTGTGGTGAAGTTAAAACTATACCGTTTAATGAGTTAATAAAGCAATTTCCTAATCTTACTCAAGCTGATTTAGAAAGTATACATAAAAGTAGTAGTAGAAGAATGACGTCAATGGATAATAGAGATATGTATTCTGACGAAGAGTCTGACCAAAACAAAATAGATGTTTTATATTTTAATTATAAAACTTATAATAACGAAACTTATAAATTAAAAAATAAAAAAGATGGTGGTCAAAAAGCTATAGAAAAAGATGATAGCTTTAATCCACCAGAAAACGTTGAGGATTTTAGCAAAATATCAAGGAAAATAGAAGTTCTTTATGAAGGCGCTATAATACTAGGTTCTGATAGAATATTGAAATGGGAGTTATCTAAAAATATGATGAGACCTAAAAGCGATCATACTAAGGTAAAAATGAATTATTCTATCGTTGCACCACGTATGTACAAAGGACGTGTAGAGTCTTTAGTTGGTAGAGTAACTGGTTTTGCTGACATGATACAGTTGACTCATTTAAAGTTGCAGCAAGTAATGTCTCGTATGGTACCAGATGGTATATACCTTGATGCTGATGGTTTAGCTGAAATAGATTTAGGTAATGGTACAAACTACAATCCACAAGAGGCGTTAAACATGTTTTTTCAAACAGGTTCGATAATAGGTAGATCATTTACATCTGATGGTGATATGAACCCTGGTAAAGTGCCAATACAAGAAATAACTAGTGGCAATGGAGGTGCTAAAATGCAAAGCTTAATAGGCACGTATAACTATTACATGCAAATGATTAGAGATGCAACTGGTCTTAATGAAGCTAGAGATGGTACTATGCCAGATAAAAATGCTTTAGTTGGAGTACAAAAGCTAGCCGCAGCAAATAGTAACACGGCTACAAGGCACATATTACAAGCTGGTTTATATTTAACCTCTGAAGTTGCTGAGCAAATATCTTTAAGAGTTTCTGACATACTAGAGTATTCGCCAACACAAGATGCTTTTATACAACAAATAGGCGCTCACAACGTTGCTACTTTAGAAGAAATAAAAGAATTACACTTGTATGATTTTGGTATATTTTTAGAATTACAACCTGACGAAGAAGAAAAGCAAATGCTAGAAAACAATATACAAGTTGCTTTGTCAAAAGAAAATATAGAGTTAGAAGATGCCATTGATCTTAGAGAAATAAAAAACATAAAACTTGCTAATCAACTGTTAAAAATACGTAGAAAGAAAAAGCAAGATAAAGATCAGCTTAGACAACAGCAAAATATGCAAATGCAGTCTCAAACTAATCAGCAAGCAGCACAAGCGGCTGCACAAGCTGAAATACAAAAAAATCAAGCAAACATGGAGCTTGAGATGCAGTTAGAACAAATGAAGTCACAGTTAGAGTCTCAACGACAAGCAGAAGAGGTTAAATACAAAAAAGAATTAATGGAAGTTGAATTTAACTACAACATAAAGTTAAAACAAATGGAGTCTGAGGCTAACACAATGAAAGAAACTGAAAAAGAAAATCGTAAAGACGAAAGAACTAGAATACAAGCTACACAACAAAGTGAACTTATAGAACAAAGAAATACTGGTAATACACCTAAAAACTTTGAGTCTGCAGGTAATGATATATTAGGAGGAGGCTTTGATTTAGGTAGTTTTGAGCCTAGATAAATTATTATTAATTATTATATTATATTATGGAAGAAAATGTAGAAAATGTAGTTGAAGAAACTACACAACCAACTGAACAAACAGTTGATGAAAGTAAATTTAAAAGTGCCGGAGATGACGAGGTCATTAAGGTTGATTTAAGTAAACCACCAACACCAAAAGAAAATGAAACTAAAGAAAATAACCCTGTCGACGAGGGAGTGGCTACAGAGCCTGAAAATGCCGAGTCCACAGAAAAACAAGAAGAAATACAACCGGAAGCTGAAACACAAGAAACTCCAGTATTAGAAGAAGTTACAGAAGAAACTACAAAGCCTGTTGAAAACATAGAAAATGTAGTAGAAGAGCAGGCCGGTCAAGCTATACCAGAGGGATTACAAAAAGTAATGGACTTTATGGAAGAAACTGGTGGTAGTTTAGAAGATTATGTAAGACTTAATCAAGATTACGCTAATTATGATGATATGGCTATATTAAGAGAGTTTTACAAGCAAACAAAACCTCACTTAACTGAAGATGAAGTAAATTTTTTAATTGAAGATAGTTTTATTTACAATGAAGAAATAGAAGAGGAAAGAGACGTGAGAAAAAAGAAAATAGCGCTTAAAGAGCAAGTTGCCAGCGCGAAAGCCCATCTGGACGGGCAAAAGTCCAAATACTATGAAGAAATTAAAGCTGGATCAAAACTCACAAAAGAGCAACAAAAAGCAATTAATTTTTTTAATAGATACAATAAAGAGTCGGAAGAAAATAACAAGATAGTAGAAAAACAAACTAATACTTTTTTAAATAAAACAAACGAAGTGTTTAATGACTTTAAAGGTTTTGAATACAAAGTTGGTGACAAAAGGTATAGGTTTAATGTTAAAGACGCTGATAAAGTAAAAGAAAATCAAAGCGACATTAATAATTTTGTCAAGAAGTTCTTGAATGAAAATAATGAAATGTCAGACGCTGTTGGTTATCACAAATCTTTATTTACAGCTATGAACTCAGATGCTATTGCTAATCATTTTTATGAACAAGGCAAAGCTGACGCGTTAAAAGAAACTATAGCTAAGTCTAAAAACGTTAATATGGATCCTAGAAAAGTGTTAACAAACGAAAACACTAGCGGTCCTAAAGTTAGAATACTTGATGATAAAACTCAGCCAACCTTTAGAGTAAAAAAACAAATTTAAACAATAATTTAAAAAATAAATAAATATGGCAATTTCAAGTTATGGTAGCGGTACTTTTGCTGCTGCACCAATACAAGCTGCGTTAGTCTCTAATTATATAGACTTCGCAACAGGATCAGGGGTAGACTGGTCACAACAATATCTACCAGATTTGATGGAAAAAGAAGTTGATATTTTCGGTAACAGAACAATATCAGGATTCTTAGCACAAGTAGGAGCTGAGGAAGCTATGACTGCTGACCAAGTTGTTTGGTCTGAGCAAGGTAGACTTCACTTAACTTACACTTGTCAAATCCAAACTGCATCTTCTAACTTAGTAGAAATACAAAATGATGTAGATGGAAACTCAATAGGCGCTAATCACGGTGTTAGAGTTGGTGATCAAGTTTTACTAGCTAAAGCTGGTACTACTATTAGAGGTTATGTAAGTGAAATTAGTTTAGATTCTTCTGGATCTGCTGCAACTTCTTCTAACCAATTCATTAAAGTTTTACCTTACAACATCGCTGCTTTAAACACGTCTTCAACGTTTGCTGATTCAGACAATACTTGTAGAATTATGGTTTATGGTTCTGAGCATGCTAAAGGTACTTCAGGTAAGTCTGCTGGTAACAAGCCACAGCACAAATCTCATACTAACAAGCCAATCATTATGAAAGATTTATATGAGATCTCAGGATCTGATGCTTCTCAAATTGGTTGGGTTGAAGTAGCTGCTGAAGATGGTACTACAGGTTACTTATGGTACTTAAAAGCTGAAGCTGAGACTAGAGCTCGTTTTGCTGATTACTTAGAAATGACTTTAATTGAAGCTCAAAAAGGAGATTCAACGTCTACTATTCATGATGCAACTGGTGGTTTAGGTACAGATACTAATGTTGGTACTGAAGGTTTATTCAAAGCTATTGAAACTAGAGGTCACGTTTCTACTGGTGTAACTGGTGTTAACGCTGCTACTGATTTAGCTGAGTTTGACGCTATGTTAGCTAAGTTTGATGAAAACGGTGCTATTGAAGAAAATATGTTATTTGTTAATAGAGATACAGCTCTTGCAATGGACGATATGTTAGCTTCAATGAATTCTTACGGTGCTGGTGGTACTTCTTACGGAGTATTCAACAACTCTGAAGATATGGCACTTAACCTAGGTTTCTCTGGTTTCAGAAGAGGTTCTTATGACTTCTACAAGTCTGACTGGAAATACTTAAACGACAAGGCTACAAGAGGATTTATAAACGCTTTAGACACAACTAACGCTGTTAGAGGTGTTGTTATACCAGCGGGTGTATCTTCTGTTTATGACCAAGTTGTAGGTAAAAACATGAAAAGACCTTTCTTACATGTTAGATACAGAGCTTCTCAAACTGAGTCTAGAAAAATGAAGACTTGGGTTACTGGTTCTGTTGGAGCTGTAACATCTGATTTAGATGCTATGCAAATTAACATGTTATCTGAAAGATGTTTAGTTGTACAAGGTGGTAACAACTTCATGTTATTGAAGTAAACACTTATTATTTAAGGATCGAGGCTTCGGCCTCGACCCTTTATTTTATTAACTTATATTATATATTATTATGGCAAAAAAACAAAAAGAAGTGGTTCTGGAAGAGCCACAGGTTGTAGAACAACCAAAACCTAAAAAGGTTGAACCAAAAAAACCTAAATGGGAAATAAAAGATAGACATTATTTTCTTACTAACAACATGACTCCTTTGAGTTATATGATAAGAAGTTCAAATATATACTGGTTTGATGAAGAAAAAGGATATGAAAGAGAACTTAAGTATTGTATTAATCAAAAAACTTGTTTTGTTGATGAAATGAAAGGTGATCAAAGATTAGAGCATATTGTGTTTCAAAACGGAATATTGCACGTACCTAAAAACAAAACCGTTTTACAAAAACTTTTATCTCTATATCACCCTCACAAAGATAAGCTTTATGAAGAGTACAAGCCTATTCAAGAAGCTGCTGATGAAATAGATATATTAGAAATGGAAATAGAAGCGTTAAACGCTGCTAAAACTATGGATATAGATATGGCTGAAGCAATTATGCGTGTAGAGATCGGATCTGAGGTATCTAGCATGAGTTCTAAAGAACTTAAAAGAGATTTACTATTATATGCTAAAAGTAATCCAGAGCTGTTCTTAGATTTAGTTAACGATGACAATGTTGTTCTTAGAAATTTTGGTATCAAAGCAACTGAATTAGGAATAATAAAATTATCTTCTGATCAAAGAACATTTATGTGGGGTTCTAATGATAGAAAACTAATGAATGTTCCATTTGACGAGCATCCTTATTCAGCTTTAGCCGCTTGGTTTAAAACTGATGAAGGTATGGAAATTTACACAAATATTGAAAAACAATTGAAGTAAAAACCTTTGTAGAAGCAGTCGCTCTACGGGGCGATTGCAAACTACAAATTAAAAAGAAATTATGGCAGTAAACGTAGATACGGTATATCAGAGAGTATTAGCGATAGCTAACAAAGAGCAAAGGGGTTATATAACACCTCAAGAATTTAACTTATTAGCAAATCAAGCTCAGATGGATATATTTGAGCAATACTTTTACGATATTAGCCAACACGGTAGAAGACCTGGTAACGAAACAGAGTATTCAAACGTTACAGATTTACTACAAGAAAAGCTCATGCCTTTTCAACAAAGACATCAACAAGTTACAATAGGAACTACAGCTGGTGTTGGAACTTTACCAACAGATGTATATAGACTAGGTAGTGTTATTAGACTATCTGGTTATTTAGATGCAACTACTGGTGAAAAAACTTTATCTGAACTATCAGAAAAAGATTATTTAGAAATAAATGCGTCACCTCTGACGCGACCATCAACAAAACGTCCTGTTTTTGTTAGAGATTCAGCAACAACTATAAGAATATACCCATCTGACGTAGCTCCAGCTAGCTTTACAGAAAATGCAATTATAAATAATAGCACAACTATTACTTTAGGTGATTTTGCAACTGGTAATGTTTCTAAAATAGCAGTTGGTCAATTAGTTACTGGAACAGGTATACCGGCTGACACTTCTGTTGTTAGTGTTGATCCGTCTACAGCTTCTGCTACTGAAGCAGTTTTAAGTAATGCGACTACAGGTGGTAGTGCAACGCCAACTTTAACTTATGCTGAAAATGATATAAAATGTAACTATATTAAAAGACCTACTGATATTAGCTGGGGTTATACAACCATAAATGGCACAGCGTTATATAATAGCGCCTCATCAACAAACTTTGAATTGCATGCGTCTGAAGAAACAAGACTTGTTAGAAAAATATTAGCTTTAGCAGGTATTATAATAGAAGACCCTAGTATATATCAAATAGCTTCAAACGAAGACTTAAAAAATACTCAACAAGAAAAACAATAAAATATGTCATTATTTAAAGGAACAATAGAACAATATTACGGCTTTAACGCTTTTACAGTACCTGCTTCTAATAGGAATATATACACAATAGACTTTCCAACAATTCCTAGTTCTACAGGTGATTTTGACGTTTATTTAACAGGAACTGCTAATGGTGTAACAAAAACAGAAAGAACGTTGCTATCTGTTTACAGTGTTACTATTAGCGAGTATAATCCAAATACAGGTAGACTTGTATTAAGTCACAATCCTGATGCAGGTGGAAGTATTGAGGTAATATTAAAAAGTCCTGATATAGGTAATTATCAATATATAACAATAGATGATATTGTAGCAAACTTTATAGTTGGTTATGTAGGTGAAGGTAAACTTATATCAAAAGCTAGAAGAGCCGATATTCAGTTTCACGCTATGAGATCTTTACAAGAGCTTAGTTACGACACTTTAAAGTCTACAAAAGCAATAGAATTTACCGTTGGAACAAACCTGTTAATGAAGTTACCTCATGATTATGTTAATTATGTTAAAATTACTAAAACAGATAGTGTTGGCGTAGAAAGAGTTTTACAACCTATGAGATGGTCGTCAAACCCTACAGCTCCTACAACTGAAACGTCAGGTGAATATATATTTGATAGTAATGGTAATCATATTACAGCTTCTGACTCAGAAATTTGGACTACATTTAAAAACCACGCGTACACAGACTCTGGTGATATTAACAAAAACTATGACACTGATGATTTTGATTTTTTACTTGGTAATAGATATGGTTTAGAGCCTACAGAAGCGCATAACAACGGTAATTATTATATTGATCAATTAAAAGGCAACATACACTTTAGCTCTAATATGTCGGGTAAAAATGTTATTTTAAAATACATAAGTGATGGGCTTGGCGCTGAAGGAGATATGGTGATACACAAGTTTGCAGAAGAAGCAATGTATAAGTGTAT